AATGATACGGCGACCACCGAGATCTACACAGAGTAGATCGTCGGCAGCGTCAGATGTGTATAAGAGACAGTGGAAGATGAATGCGATATGGTCTATCCTTATGGTGAAGGTCCATGGCAGTATCGAGTAAGGGCAACAGATCAAGTTGTCTCTGACTTCTTGAATGAAGACTTTGATTTTACCGTATTGCAGAATGCTTCTTGGATTGATAATGCTGGTGAGGGATGGGTACAGTTTTTAAGTCGTGATGTATACTTTGAGGGGGGTATGGAGAACGAAAACTTTATGGGTTCTGCACCAGACGATTATGAGAGAGGATATAGATTTAGGACATTGGGTTATCGAGTGCATAGACTTGAGAATCATATCTGTCACCTAGAACATTCACGGGGTATGAATTCTTATCCCCAGTCAATGTCACAGCATCCATATTGGCAACATAATTGGAGTCTTTGGGAACAACTCCAAAAGTACGATAAAGACCAATTAATTGAATACTATTCAAATCAAAAATATCTACACAAGTATAGGTGTTGGAAATGATTATTGCATCTTGTCCTCTTCGTGTATCACTCTTCGGTGGTTCCACAGATAACCCATACTTCGTAGAGCAGTATGGACGTGGTTCTGTAATTAGTTTTACATCCAGTCTGAAGACCTATGTGACTATCACACAGGACAAGTTTGGTTTCAATAGAGAGCAGCACAAATATATCATCAACTATTCTAGAAGAGAAGAAGTCTCTAGTATTGGAGACATTCAGAACGAGGTTGTAAGGACTGTATTGCAGCACTATGATATGCCACCAGTTCAGGTAACTCTGACCAGTGATGCATATTCACAGGGCAGTGGTCTTGCATCCTCTTCTTCTTATACAATTAGTCTTATCAAAGCATGCACAATGTTCCTGGGTATTCCGATTACCGACAGTGATGCATGTAAACTCGCATATAAGTTAGAAAGAACTTATAACCCATACTGTGGATATCAAGATCCATACGGATGTGGTGTTGGTGGATTCAAGCGTATCAATTTCATGGGAGATGATTGTATCACCTATGAGTTCCTATCTACCGATCTATTTGATCACTACGATACGCACCTTGTCTTTACAGGTGTCACAAGAAACTCCAAGAAGATTCTGAAGAATGTGACGGAGAACCTGGATAAGGTCAAACCTCTTTTGGAAACATGTGATGAAGCATACTACCTACTTTCCAATAAGAGTTATAAGTGTTTTTTAAATCTCATGAGCAAGAGTTGGAGACAAAAGAAACAGACATCATCAACTATCGCAGAGAACGAGACCATTCAAATGATGGACTCTGCATTAGAACTCAACGATACTGTTCTAGCACACCGACTGTGTGGTGCTGGTAATGGTGGGTTCTTCCTGACATTCTCTAAACCTGGCACATTGACAATACCATACGACTCTGTTAGAATACGAGTCGGAACTGATGGTGTCTATGGTAAATCCATTTGAAGAATATGTAGAGGCACTTAAATGCGCCCATGCACAAGAACAGTTTTTAAGATTTCAGGCAGCATTTAACTGCCACAATAGAATTATTATCCTAGGTAATGGCGGTAGCAGCAGCGTAGCATCCCATATCTCTCAGGACTATATGAAGTTCAGGGGTAAGAAGGTATCTATCCTATCTGACCCTTCTATGCTTACTATGCTTTCCAATGACTTTGGATATAAGAAAGCATATCAAAAATTCTTAGAGTATTATGTCGAGAATGATACTCTTGTAGTTATCATGAGTTCTGGTGGTGAATCCAAGAACATGCTTAACTGTGTGAATTGGTGTGAGGATAATAAAGTATCATACGGAGTGCTGACTGGGTTTGAATGTAATAATAGAATACGAACCATTGCAGTTAATGCTCTATGGAACTATTGGATTAATAGTAGGTCTTATGGCGTGGTAGAATGTGTTCATCAAATCTTCCTGCACGGAGTAGTATGAGATTTTGTTTTGATTTGGACGGGACTATCTGTGATACTCCCTGCGACCCTGATGGTCACAATCAAAGATACTGGGATGCACTTCCTATCCCCATTATGGTACAGACAGTCAATCGTCTTTATGATGAGGGGCATTATATTATTATCATGACTGCTCGTGGTAGAGGATCAGGTAAGGATTGGACATCACAAACCGAGAAGAGTCTGAATGACTGGGGTGTGAAGTATCACGAACTGGAACCTATGTTCCACAAACCCAATGCTGATATTTTCATTGACGATAAGGGTGCTAACGTATTCGATTGGATTCTTGGTCAACCACAAAGAAAAGGAATCATTGCAGGTGCCTTTGATGTAATCCATCCAGGGTATGTTCGTATGTTTGCTGATGCAAAGAAGTATTGTAACCATCTAACTGTTGCACTTCACGTTGACCCTTCAACCGAGAGGGCACATAAACTGAAACCAGTGCAGACAGCAGAGGAACGCAAAGAAATTCTTCTGGGTATGCGAAACATTGATGATGTTGTGTTTTATAACATTGAAGATGAATACCTTGCACTCCTAGAAAGTGGCGAGTATAATGTAAGGTTCCTAGGAGACGATTATTCTGATGGAAGTTATAGTGGTGTTGGTCTGGGCATTCCAATTACTTGGTTACCTAGAGACCATGAGTACTCTAGTACTCGATTAAAAACATTGATTCACAATTCTATTATGCCTAGGAGAAACGAGAAATATGACTAAAAGTTTAGTCACAGGTGCTGCAGGTTTTATTGGATCTAACCTGGTTGATTATCTTATTGAACAAGGACATTATGTTGTTTGTATTGATAATGAAAGTGCAAACAACAATGACTTTTACTGGAATAGTAAAGCATATAATGTGAAGGCAGACATCTCCAGTTATGGAGATATGAGAGAACACTTTGATGGTATTGATTATGTGTTTCATCTAGCGGCAGAGAGTCGCCTACAACCTGCTATTGAGAACCCTATCAATGCAGTCACTAAAAACTGTGTTGGAACTACTGTAGTTCTACAATGTGCAAGGGAAGCAGGTGTGAAGAGAGTAGTATACTCTTCTACTTCATCTGGTTATGGTGGTAATCGTTGGCCTAATGTAGAGACACAACCTGATGATTGTCTAAACCCATACTCTGTGTCCAAGATTGCAGGTGAGAAACTATGTAAGATGTATACCGATCTTTATGGTTTAGAGACAATATCCTTGAGATACTTTAATGTATTTGGTGAGAGGTCTCCTACTGTTGGTCAGTATGCACCAGTGATTGGTATCTTCCAGAGACAAGCAGAAAGTGGAGATGCACTTACTATTATTGGTGATGGTTCACAGAGACGTGACTTTGTTCATGTCCATGATGTAGCAAGAGCAAACTATCTTGCAGCCATATCACCCATCTACCATATGTTGGGTCATGTATTTAATGTAGGTAGTGGTAAGAACTATTCTATTCAAGAGATTGCTAACGCTATCTCTGATGCTCAAATATACTTGCCTGAACGTTCTGGTGAAGCATCGACTACTCTTGCAAATATAGATAGAATTGGTGAAATCATTGGATGGAAACCTGAAATTGATGTGATGGAATGGATCAAAACTAATGGATAAGAATAAGGCAGCATATAAACTCAAAGGTCTTCCACCTATCTACTACACGAACCTGGATCGTAGTCCAGAACGTCAGAAGTATATGGAGGACCAGTTCAAATACTGGGAGATTGAAGACTACACCCGTATCTCTGGATACGATGGTACTGGTGAAGACGACTTGAGCGGTATCCTGAAGGGTCGCTACCCTGACCAAATGGGTCCTACTGACGTTGGATGCTGTACATCACACTTGAAAGCAATCCACCAATGGTATACTACATCTGATACTCCTTGTGCTATTATGATGGAAGATGATTGTGATCTATCAGTTGTTTCTAATTGGCCATTTACTTGGAAAGAGTTCTATACAAGAATGCCATTTGATTATGACTTGGTTCAACTTGCTGTGATCAATCCTGGTGCCTTGCATGTAGCATTGCATAAGAGATTTGTCAATGACTTCTCTACTGCCTGCTATATGATTACGAGGCATCATGCCAAGAAACTAATGGATCTCTGTTATAGGGATGGTAAGTACAAACTTGACTACAAGGCAAAACCAAGATGCAATTCAGAGCACTTGATTTATGAGTCTGGTAACAGTTTTGCTATGCCTGTTCTACTATTCTCTCCTCCTCATCTTGAGTCAATGATCTGGAATAAGGAGCATATTGATACTTTCCATGTTCCAAGTCGAGATGGATTGCGTGAATGGTGGACTAAACAGGCACCACTACTACAAGACTGGGAACAATTGTTTGAGTATGACCCATATATGGGAAGACTGCCCCCTGTAGAACAAAATAAAGAGAGTTGACACACCAGGCAAGTTCGGTTATACTAGTATTTCGGGTGTATAAATACCTATTCGTGACGCGCATTACGAATTGTTACAGTTTCAACGCCTCAACTAATCGCCAAGATTCTGTGGTATAATATCCATAACGAGACAAGTCGATGTCTCTATTCATCTGCGGGTAACCATTCCGCAAGTAACTAAAGGTAATTAAACAAAATGATCAAATCTGTATTCGCAGCAACCGCTGCCCTGTCCGTATCTGCTGGCGCTGCTTTCGCTGGTCCTTACGTTAACGTCGAAGCAAACTCAGGTTGGACTGGTTCTGACTACTCTGGAACTGCCACTGACCTGCACGTAGGTTATGAAGGTGAACTTGGTGAGAGTGCATCATACTACGTCCAAGGAGGAGCTACTGTAGTCTCCCCTGACGGTGCTGAAAGTGACACTGTTCCTTCTGGTAAGGCAGGTCTCGGTCTTGCACTGACCGATGCACTTGGTGCTTATGGCGAAGTTTCCTTCGTCGGTTCAGGTGACGACAATATCGATCGTGGTTACGGAACCAAAGCGGGTCTGAAGTACAACTTCTGATATATTAATTGTATCGTGTGGGGGGCATCGCCCCCCTTTTTAGACTTATGATTTTAGAAACTATTTTGGCACTGAGTGCCGTTGATTATGACCATCTTGCACGAACAGTGCAAGTTGAGGCAGCAACTGGAACTGATGATGAATACTGCGTTGCAGTTTCCATTCTTAATAGAGTTAACTCTCCGGCATTCCCTAACACTGTTGCTGATGTAGTTTATGCTCCTGGACAATACGAAGGTTTTATCTATCGTCGTCCAGCTGCTAAACCTAGTGTTGTTGCTAGGTTAAAGAACACAGAAAAACTTATGGAAGCATACTCGATTATTGGAGACAGAACCAGTTTCAAAGGACAACGTATGTTGCCTTATCGTGTAGTTGCAGAAGATCCTATGTGTGATCGTAAAGGAAACTTTTATCATTATCACTGGCAATCATGATCAGTCGCTTCAAGTCTCTTATCAAAAACGTTGTTGGTATCTCAACAACTAAAGTAGAATGTTCAATTGATGAGAAACCAGTTGATTGTAAAACATTCACTCAACCTTATGTTGGTGTTCCTGCACCATCAATTCTTAAAAATGATGCTTGGTTTGGAGAACCGATTATGAGTGAACAACAAAAAGAAATTGCTGATGATATCAGTGTGAATATGGATGGAGGAGTTGGTGGTTCTTGGAAAGTAAATAATGAACCAGAAAATATTCATCAAGTAATGTATGAACTATCTACTAAGAATAGTAATACCTTAAGTCAAGGTGGATCAGAAATATTCCAAGAATAAAAAATTTGAATTCTTTACTTATCATGACGGAATCTAAAGCACCAAAAATTCAAATTACATTTGACGGATGTTACAACTATAATAAGTTGAAAGCAGAAGGTATGGTTGACGATTGGCGATACTCTGAAGAAAAACTGGAACTGAGGCAACACGTCTATACTATTCTTCTGAACAAGTTTGGCGGTTTAACTAAAGAAAATGGTGAACCAATCTGTAGTATGGAGAGTATCCAAAATTGCTGTCACGATTGGGTTTCTCAAGGGCATGTAAATAGTAATGGAATTGTCAAATACTATGAGGCATACTACAAATGAAAAGATTATTTACAGCGGCGGTTGTTGCGGCGGCGTTTGCCCTACCTGTCCATTCCGCCCCCCTCAAAGATAGTGAGTATTTTACAATGCATTCTATGGGATGTATGTTGCTTCAAGAATGTATAGAAGATATCAATGAAGTTAAGTCCATCTCAGATATCAATTCTGAGATACCTGCTACTAATTACGACATTATTGCTGTTGAGTTTAATTCTCTTGTCAGATCACTTAATAAGGTCGGAGCTAAGGTTTTTCTAGCAGACCAGAAGTATTTCCCTGTGGGACACCGTGGGGTATATCATACTGTCAGTAATAATTTCTTCTTGAATAAAGCATACATGAATCGACCTGGAATGTTGATGAGTGTTATGCGTCATGAAGGATGGCATGCAGCACAGGATTGTATGGCAGGTACTATCAATAACTCTTTGATTGCTATCATTCTGCCTGAAGATTCTGTTCCTCCACTGTATCAAGAAATTGTAAAATCAACATACAGAGATCAACCTGGAGCAATTCCCTGGGAGAAAGAAGCATACTGGGCAGGTAAAACTGAAGGTATGACTGCTAAGGCACTTGAGTCTTGTGCCCGTGGAACCATGTGGACTGACTATGAACCAACACCACTGACACGTAAATATCTGGTTGAAGAGGGTTACATCTCTAAATAGAGTTGTCTTGCCAATTAAATATGCCAGAAGAAGTCAAGAAACCTGAAGAAAAGAAAAAAGGTATTCTAGGTAAAATCAAAGAGGCAGCAGATGATAAAGAAGAACAGCTTGCTATACTTTCTACTTTTGTTAGGCTTGGCATCCTTGTTTGGAGCGGCGGAATACTCACGCTCGCTTATATTAAACTTCCCCCCGCACTCGGTATACCAGAACAAAAACTAGATCCAACTTTTATCGCGAGTGTCTTTACTGGGGTGCTTGCGACTTTTGGTGTTCAGGCAGCAAAGAAAGCAGGTGAAGGTGGAGGCGGATCTTCTATCACTAAAGACCAGATGGAAAGACTGATTGAGAAAGCAGCACAAACTGCACCACATCAAACTCTCCGTATTGAGCAAGCACCTGTAACCTTAAAGGTTGAAAAGGCAGAAGAACCTTACAAAATGTAAGTTATGATTAACAAACAATCATCATTTAAGTGGGCGGCACTGACAGTAGGAACACTGTTCGGTGTCGCTCATATTGGTTTATTGGGACATCTTATTGGT